GCCCGTCATACCGTCTCTTTAAGGTGCACGGGTGGCACCGAGGAGCGTTGCGGAGTTACTCGCCGAGGAAAATCAATTCCTCCAACCGAGAGCGGGGTGTCGCAACAACCCGGCAGCTCGTGACGCTCCCCCCTTCACCAAGGATCACGCTCAGTTTGAGCGTGTCCCCCTCGAGCATGGAGAGGCTCAGCAGGAAGATACGGTCTGAAGCGTCGCCAAACACTTTCAAACCTACCAGCCCGCCTTCCCCTGTGATGCTCAGGTTGTTGATCCCGGTGCCTGTGACCCGCACCGCGACCGTGGCCTCGACCATGCCATTGAAATGCACGCTTGCCGCATCCCCTAGCTCGACGGGCCAGGTGCCCGTCGGGTCGCGCAGAATGAAGGAGAGGCAGTTACTCGGGTCCGCAGCAGGCTCGCTCAGCGTGCTCAGGACCGGGAGGAACTTCTTCGCCAACCACTTGACCGCGGCTCCGGCTTTCTTGAACAGCCAGTCCACGGCGCGAGGGACCGCCTCCGCAGCTGCCGACTCAACGAGGTTGATGGTGTCCCCCTTGAGCATCTCGACATACGCAGCAGAGTGCATCTTGCCTTCCTTGGAGTTGTCCAGCACGCGCCAACTCGGGGTGAAGCTCTTACCAGTGTGGTAGAAGTACTCCCCGGGGCGGCTGCCGGTGGGCGCAGTCGGAACATTGTAGTCAAGTTCCACCTCGCCCATCCAAGGTTGGTCGAATGTGAACACTGAGGTGTGCTGATCAAGTCCGCCGGACCAATGTCCTGGCAGGGGCTGGCCGACCCGATCATGTCCAATAGTCATCACCGGCTGCGTGGTCGCAGCGGCAGGTGACACATACTCGACAGAATCGGGATCCACCAGGCGGCGGGTGGGTGTGTGGAACTCCACCGTATACTCTGCCCACACCTGGCCGTACGTCGTCGTGGATGCACCTGAAAAGCACCACGCGAACGCGCCAGAGTAGTATAGAGACCGCTCAGCGGAATCCGTCCCAGCCACGGGAACCTTGCGCCACATGTCGACCCCCCGCGAAGGCTCGAAGGAGAAGACACGCGGTATGTACACCGCGTTTGTGGACGCGTAGGGGAGGTTCCGCACGTCACCGACTGTGGTCGCGAGCTCGTTAGACGGATCGTAGTCAAAGCCCGCGATGAGAGAGCCGCTAGTCGCAGTGGACACGACGGGCTCGTAGCGCAGTACGAACCGCTTGATGCGGTAGTACTCGTAGACATGCGCGACTGTGGTGAGCCACGCGCTCTCCCACATCTCATAACCTGGCGCAATGTAGAATGAGCCAGGTGCACCGAGAGAATTGCCACCCAAATCGGTGACAAACTCTCGGTGAGTCAGGACGACGTTGCCTCCGCGCTGCTGAAGACGGGGCTCGGCCTGGGACCGTGGGCGGCCAAGAGCACCGGTACCTAGACCCGGACGCACTCGGTAACCCACCTCAGTGGTGGATGCGCGGGGCACACCCCGGCGCTTAGTAGGCCCTCCACGGGACCTTGAACGCTTTCCACCAGCAATTGGCGGCATCGTCTCGAAAGAAACAAATTCGCCGAGGGCTCTGGCGGTGTGAGCCCTATCCTTGCTGGTGCCCTCCCCTAGCGCGCACGCCCACCGCCGGCTTGCGCGCCACGTGCCTTCCCTCCCCTGGGTGGCCCAGAGAATCCCGCCCGCGAGAAGTGCGAACCACGCCCACGCCCAAAACCCGGGCGCGGGCCTGCCTTCTCCTTTCCCTTGTCCGCCAATCGCGCCGGGCGCGCCGGCGCTGCCTGCCCTTTTGGGTCGGGCTTGGTCTCGGCCTTGAGGCGGAGGGAAGCTTCTTCTGCGGTTTGGGACGGGAGCTCATCCGGTTTGGTACCCGGCACGAGCTCCCCTGCGACGACAACGCTAGCCGTCGACGGCTTGTGCGGCTTTTCGGGCACGCACATGGGGGGGTGCAGACACTTGTCGAGGGTGTACGCAGAGTCCATGAAGAGGTCCCAGGCTCCCCAGTAGAAATCGGGAATTGCCTCCTCAACCATGGCCTGCATCCAGTTGGAGTCCTCGTTGGGATACTGCTGGTCGCTGGTGTACTCTCGTGCATTGTAGGTGAGCTCAGTCTCCGGATCCGTCTTGGACCCCACCCCCAACGCACGCGCGACGCGGGACTCGGCCAACTCAGCCACGCGACGAACAAAAGGCCCAATGATCGGGGTGTTCTTGTCGCAGTAGATGTAGCCGGCGGCCTTCTCAACCAGGATGTCTTCATCAGTGACACCTGGGGCCCGCTTGCCGCACGTGGGCAACTTAGTCAGCTGCCGCGGCACGTCGCACATAGAGTTGTCATCCCCGGACCACACGTATGGTCCGTATCTGCGGGCGAGAAAGGTGATCCTCGCAACATGTCGGGGCACTACTTCGACTTGGCGGTTAGACCCATGCTGCGCACTGCGCGCGCCATGCATGTCGGGTCCACGTCCCCCGTCAGGCCGTCATCGCCCCCATAGATGCACTTGGTCATGAGCTGCGCCCACGCCCACTCGAAGACATCCTCCTGCTGCACCACGTTAGCCTGATAAACATAGGCGAGGAACATGGTGAAGGCATTGCACAGGGTATTGAAGATCGAGGTCTCAGGTGATCCCGAGAGCCGCCCTGTGCGGTACCAATACTTGACGCCGTGGCGTGTCGTGGCACGAACATTGTTCTGGGCTTCGTGCTGCTTAACTGCCACGGCATGGAGGGCGCCGGGTAGGGCGCGGAGGAGGAAGAGGCGTTCAAGGGTACGGCAAGCACCGTTGATCGTGCCGTCGTAGTTGCTGAAGTCAGACCCGCACACCATGCTGGACTTGTAACACACGTCCGCAACCTTGTGTGCGATCTCCCGTGGGCATATGCCGAAGGCATAAAAAGGCATGGCCTTCATGAACTTCTCCACGGCGTAGATCAAGCGGGAGTACTCAAGCTTGAACAGCTCAGGCATGGGGACAATGACGCGTGGTTTCTTGACCTCACCGTACGTGTCCGGCTTCTGAAAAGGCTTCACCATGAAGGGCTGGTGAACCAAGGTCTGAGCTTGCTCGAGGATGGCCCGCTGTGTCGGTCTGGACTGTCTCGCCTCTACCTCTTCCACGGTCGCCAGGTCCGGGGCATCGAGGTCCTGTTGATGTTCCCCATCATCGTCCATGAGCTCAGTTGCGAGGCAGCCAGGAACATGTATCATAAGCCGCAAGAACTCGTTCATAGCCTCTAGGACATAGGGGGTGGCCTCCTTGACGTTGTGCGTGTCCCGAACCCGTGCGCGGACAGCCTGCTCGTCGTTACCGAGCGTGTCGTCTGCCGCGTAAGCCGGTCCGATAATTGGGCTCATGTACGCGCGGACTTGGCACGTCGCATCCTGTTCATACATCCCGAACTGGTAAGTCACCAGCGAACTCTCCGGGGGCAGGACCAAGCTGGCAACTGCGTACTTTTTCTGATCATGGTACGCAGCGAGGATTGTGGCAGCACGGTCTCGTTCCTGCATCTGGGGGATGGTATCCGCGGGCATTGGGAGTTTGGACGCAACGCTGTGAGCCTGGAGCTGGGTTCTCGAGCGAAGCACGGCAAGTGCGAGGTTCGAGTCGACGTCTACGGGGACCGTCGCGCTGCAGAAGCACCCTGGCAGGCCTGTGGACATGGTATGTCCCAAGGCACTCTTAGACTCTAGGCGCAGAAAGCCCCTAGTGTGGACCTTATACCTTTCCAGCACCGGGGACCCGAGGAACCACGTGAGGGGGGAGCACCACCACGGCCAGATGCCCGTTGGGATCAGGGCGATGACCTGGTGATCATTCTCCATCATGCGCCGTTCCACGTGGAAGACGCCCGTCTTCTTGAGCGGCCACCAATTGAAGCGGCCAAGGTCAGTCCTCACCATCACGCAGTCATTGGAATAGTTCCAGACCGGATGTTTGTAGACTGTTGACCCCTGAACCACATAGGTGAGCTCATCCTTAGCGTCGAAGGTGTGGGAGACCTCGCCGTTAGACCCGGCGACAGTGGACGGTTGAAAGCAATAGATGTACATGGGCTTCCCCTCACGAAGAGCCAAGCCGGGCGCATCAAAGTAGTAGCAGGTATCCACCACCACCATAGCGTCTGAGGCCTGAATCTCATCGCGGCAGGGCTCCGCGTAGACATCCTTACCGACGAAACAAGACCGACTTCCAACAAGGCCACGCTCCTGGTCGGAGTGCGCCATCTGGAAGTAGTAGGGTCTGAGTCCGCTCAACATCGCGACATTACGCAGGAATTGGCTCCCGCGTGCGCGGTCGTCGGCGGACTGTGGGTGCGTGCTGCCTGAGGTTGTCTCAGGTGCCGCGACCTTGGTTTCGCCATCCTTGGCGTCCTTCTTGTCCCCAACGCCCCGACCAGGGGGCATCGGTGTCCTCTTGAACGTGTCCCGCAGAAACTGGACGTCATGCTGGCGCACCATGTGGCGTGCCGCCAGCTCTGACATCCACCAATTGAATTGGTCCCCGCCCGTCATAGTTGACAGGGCCTTGTAGTAGGCGGGGTACACGATGTAGTCTCCGCAGAATGACACGAGGGCTCGTGCAGCTGCCAGCCCCACCGCGAGTCCACGTCGAACCAGACGTGCACTGGGAAGAGCAAGAGCATTGACAACTCTACCAGAGATTAGGAGCCCATGGAGCGCAAAGTGCGCCCCACAGAGCCCGCGACCCGCAGCCGGACAGATTGATTGCGTCCACTGTGGATAATCCTTGGTGTTGAATGACTGGCATGCAGCCAGTCCGATCTCGCCGGGGCCCACAGGTTCATCTGCAGGACTCGACTCAACCACGGCACCGTTAGGTGCCAAAGACGTCATGTGCAATACACGAC